AAAAGATTTCCAACAGCAGCCACTGCAGAAGAAATCCCACCAATTACTGTTGTAGCAGTATTTGAAAGACGATTAGCAAAACCTTTAACAGATGTAGCAAATGCTCCATCTTGCTCTTTTGCTCTTTCTTTCTTTATGGCAGGTTCTGGCAGCTCTTTAGGAGGCGCACGAACTGCAGTCTTAGCAGAAGCTGACTTAATTGGGATCTTTGATTTTCCGGATTGTGATTGTGGTACTACCATTATCATTTCTTCAACATCAACAGGAGGAAAACTCATTTGCTCTCCTGGATTTAATTCAGAAACCCATAATGGTAACGATGCTGGATCTATAGTAACAACATTACCTACAGTTCCACCTCCTCCACCTGTAACAGCAAGAGGAGTATTGGTAACCATAGTTTTAACAGTATTTGAAACTATAGCTTCGACACTATTCGTAATTTGAGTGTTTGTATTGATTGATTCATTAGTTAAATGAACATCCATAGGATTCATGCTAAAATAATTAACATATCCAAACATATTCACAACTAATGAAGCTGGAGACATAACACTCAATGTAACTGTCTCCTGAAAATAAAAATGAGCAGGAACTTCAAATCCATAAAGTGCTGGTACAATAATAGATTGTGTTCCTGAAATACCACCTAAAAACTCTATGGAAAAAGTTTGTGATGAAGTACCAGAATTATATATACTATAACTTCCAGTAAATTCACAAACTTCTGCACCAGGTAAAACTTCAATAGTACTACCTTGAGAACCCGCTCTATTTTTATTTAAAGTAAAAGTTGAACTTGCTAAGAAATTATTAAGGTTACTTTGAATACGCAAAGATTTACGTAAATTACCAGATTGTTGTTGAGCAACAATTGGAGCTGATGTAGGAAATCCTAAGAATATATCTTCAAAATGGCCCCATAATACACATTGTACTGCGGCATCATTCTGAGTACTATTCAAAGGACTATAAACTTTAATATAAAGTTTTGCCCAATCAAAATAACCTGTAACCAAATCATAGCAAGTATATGGGGATACAAAAGGTATCCTCAAAACTACTTCTGTCTGTTTAGAAATATCCATTTGAACATGATTAACGTTCATGATATTTGAAATCGTTGACGCCAAGTACTGTTCCCTGGGTCCCAACAAGCTGGGCATAGGCGTTGCTGCCATTATAATACGGCCTGCCATAAATGGCTGGCTGTTGATTTGTAATCGCAGCACTGCTGTTGCTCTGAAGCCCGCGAACCCATCCAATTTCTTGGCGTGCATTGGTCTGAACATTTGAGATGGTATTAGCAACCCAGGCACCTGTTGAGCACCTGACTGCGTGTTCAATAGGTCCGAACCAATGATGTTCAATGCCAAAGCACCCTGCGATGGAGTGAATTGCCATTGAAAAACAGACAGAAGCAGTGGACGCTCTAAAAAAGAAATTATGCTATGTACATTTGCATCAGTAAACTGAGCTGAATCATACATTGGCATAGGTGTCTCTCCTGGAGCGTGTTCTGGTATAACCGCTAAATTATCCGTAAAGGTGGTTATTTGTTCTTGTTCCTGTACGGATTGAGTTGCTTGGGGCGCATCCTCATGCCCTTCAGTATGTAAAGAATTATTTATTGAAGTAGCAAGTGAATTTTTCGCGCCAGAGGCCACTTAACCTTCTAGCGTATACCGAGGTTCCCTGGATATTGTGGGGCTGCCACTTCCCATCCTGGGAGGTAAGGTTAAATAACCCAGGAAGCTACAGACGCAGCGTTACAAGTTCTCTTTATTTAACTCGGAATTTGTTGAGAACATGCAGGGATCACACGTCTGCCTTACCTTAAAACTAAAACTAAATCTAAATATTTACTGGAATTTACAATGTACATAAGCGCCAGCCATATAAAACCACAGTCTATCCTTGTTTTCGCTGGGGACGTAATGAGCCTTATATAGCACTACTGATGCCAAAAACCAGATTTATTTAAAACTTAAAACTAAATATTTTGTTGATTCACATAATGGAATTTACAATGTACACAAGCGCCAGCCTTGCATAACCACAGTCTACCATTGTTTCCGCTGGGGACGTAATGAGCCATGCAAAGCACTACTGATGCCAAAAACCATCTTAAAGTAAATCAACTTGTGAAGTTGCTATTAATCGTGTTTCTTCTTGATTAATAAGCTCAGTATAATAGCCCAAAGATTCGCCTGCTTGACGTAACTTTGGTAACCATTCACACCATACTTCACTTTCATGTAAAGAAAGCTCTTGAATAGCTTTCTCCAACTCTACAATCGTTTGAGCTTGTGGATCAGGACATTTCCTAACCCACATTGGAAACTCAAGAACTGTAGATAAACTAAGAGGACATAACCATCTATTACCTAACTTATCAAAAAGAAATCTTCTTTTCAAATAAGAAACTTCAGTTATTGTCCTTGAGGGAAGAACAGCTT